CACCCTTCTCTACTAATATACTACTACCACCTAGCAATGTTAAAGACAAATCACACTTAGCCTCAAACACTTGAGCAACTGCATAACTTCTCACTGCTGGTGCTGATGGCACCACACCAAATGTTACCAAATCATTGTTATCCAACAATGAGGTCAAAACCCGCAATGACTTTGCGGACTCCCCAGCAAAACCTTCTGCAACCATGCTCCCATAATTAGCCAACACCGTACCCTGGGAATAAGGAAGCCCCGGAGATCCCACCGAATGAACAAACCTAACAAACTGCGGTAATTGCTGCGAGTAATTCCTCAAATGGTTATAATAACTCCCTACCACTCTCAATGATGGAACTCTAAACAACATTGAAAAGGCAAAATTATCTCCTGCAGCCGCAAAAATGCTCATAGGAGTTTGAACCTCATCTGGAAATATCTTCGAGATAGCAATACACCCAGTAGTTGTTTCTGGCAACTTTATGTCATCAGGTAAAAATGGAACCGCATTAAACTTTCTAACCATAGTATTAGGCATTTGTATCATAGCTACCGGCTGAGCTTGTGATGTAAACTCAACTGGGCACATATTTGACAAAGCAATACTCAAGTATTGTGGAACATGTGACGTTGTCACCAGTCTCTCCGTAGCATCTGTATAAATAACATAGTCTGAAGCACCTACAACCATAAAACGCAAGTCACCAGACCAAGCAGCGTAACAGGGTGCAAAATAGCCTAATGCACCTGCTGCTGGCGACCTATTTGTACCGACTGGAGGCATTTCCAAAAATACTGATGAAACTGACTTAACAAACACTGAAATGACGTTGAAATTCGGCTCCATATAACACAACGTATACCTCTTGGCCAAATCCACCACAGACAATTCTCTAACACCATAAGTTGTCTTCTTATCAATAGCAGTCGTCCCTGAGAGAACAGTAGATACCATAGCATCACCTGTCTTCAATGGCTGCTCAACAACATCAGACATCATATGCTTCTCAAACTCCACATGAGGAACAAATGTATTCATCGCATCATCATAAGCTGGCTCCTCACTTAACTTCCTAGAAATAAACCTTTGCCTACACTGCTGAAAATCATACAACACAGGTACTCTGCCATAACCTCGAAAAGCCTCATACAGAACACTCGTCAGCTCATCAAACCTTTGTTGCCCTGATGTCCAACACATGGACTGTGCCGTTCGAGCATTATCAACAATAGCAACATACTCACAACCATCTCCAGCTTTACGAGATACATACTGTACACACTTCTGTAACGGCCCATCAGCGATCACAGGCATGTACCTAGTACCCAATCCTAGCTCCTTAGAAACCCTAGTAGTGCAAGCTAAAAACTGCAAATCTACTATGGGCTTATCAGGAGGATATATTGGCTCCTTATTTGCACTCGTATAGCCATAATTATACTTCAACTTCAAGTGCTCAGACACATTCTTACCATTAAACCATGATGCAATCAGC